TGCTCGACTACCTGTTCCTTGACCCTTCCGGCACGTTCGCGAAGGGCTTAATGGCGGACCTGGTTTCAGCCTTCTATCCAATCGGCAGTTACAAGTTCATGGCTGTGCCGATGAGTTCAGCGCGGGCGAATCCTGACACCGGACTTGTGTGGCTGGAGTGCAATGGCCAGAAGTTATTGCAAGCCGACTACCCCGCGCTGTTTTCGGTTATCGGCACGACGTTCAACGTGGACGGCGACAATAACGCCTTGGAGTTTCGCGTGCCGGACTTCGGCGGGCGATTCCCGCTCGGCAGGAACGGCTCTTACGCAGCGGCGGCAAAGGGTGGCGAGGAAACCGTGGTGCTTACCCCCGAGCAAGGGCCGCCGCATCAGCACAAGATTTTCACCACTGCCCGAGTTCGCACCATTAGAGGGGATGCGGCGGTGACAGACCTGCTGCCCAACTCGTACGTGGCGTCATCGACGACGGTGGGCGATCAGGGGTCCAACAGTTACGTCGTTGCCGCAGCTGACGACGACAGCCTTCCAACGCTTGGGCTGACCGGCGTGGCCGGAGGTGTCGAATCCGACGCCAGCGACTCGCATGAGTTCACGGGCTACGACAACAAATTCAAGGCGCAGGCGCACAACAACATGCCGCCGTATCTCGGCTGCGTGGTGTACATCCTCGCCGGCTACCGCGTGAACGGCGACCTGCAGTAAATAACCCGCGAATGAAGAATCTCGGAGGATTTCAAGACAGGCAGATAAAGCTCTCGACGGGCATCCTTGACGGGCGCTCGTCTGCGGGCGAGGGCCGCGTGAACGACTTCCGAATGCTGCTCAATGTCGCCACGCACAACAAGGGCGGGCTGAAGCGATTGAATGGCTTTGTAGCCTGGGGCTCTGGCGATCAGCCATCCAATGAGGATTTGCACGACCAACTGCTCGGCGCTCAAGGCTCTTACGTGGACGGAGAGTTCGTCGTCTCTGAGGGCCAGCGCGAGGCAATCACGATGCTCGCAGAAGCCAAGGCGTCCTCCGGCGTGTATTACTCGCTGGCGGCAACTCGCTCACGGCTCTACGCATCGACCGGCCGGGGGCGCAACTGGAGGATTCTCGCGGACGGACTCGGTGGCACCTACGTCAACGGCGACTCACCTTGGCCCAATGTCAGGCTGCGGTGCGCGCAAGTTGGCGACTTTGTGCTTTTCACCAACGGCATCGACCCAGTTCTTGTCTGGCCAGTGGGTGGGCCGGTGATAACTACGGGCGACAATGCCGACCGGCGATGGGCTGCATTTGAAGTCTATGATTTGCTCGGCCTGGGTATCACAAGGGCGGGGGTTATTGCGGGGTGGAATGGGTTTGCCTTCATCGGCGACGTGGTTCAGGAGGGTAATCGGTATCCGGGCCGGGTCTTTTGGTCCGACTCCACCCGCCCGCTTGAGTGGGCACCCGGCGGCGAGTCTGCCGCAGGCTTTGCCGACCTTGAGCCGGGAGAAACCGTGCTGGCAATCGAGCCTATTGGCGGGCAACTGCGGTGCTTCACCGACAAGGCGATTTACGCGGTGCGCTTCGTAGGCGGCAGCATCGTGTTTCTGTTCGAGGAAATCTATCGCGGTGACCTCGTGCTTGCGATTCGAGACTCGCTTGTGAACGCGGGCGATACCCACGTCTGGATGACGCAGGATTCGATCGTGGCGCTCGGAGCCTACGACCGCGTGCCTAATCGCTACCAATGGATTCACGACGCCGCAGGGTTCATTTTCGAAGGCATGGACGGTCGCATCACGCAGGGTTGGCCCGGCGATTTCGCAGGCTTCAATCCTATCGACAAGGCGAAGTGCCATCAAGTCGCGGCGGGCTACGACCCGATTCTTGGGAATATCTGGTTTTCATGGCCATGCCAGCGCACAAGCCCGGTTACGCCTGACGACCCCGAGGACTTCGAGGGCACGCGCAGGCTGTCGCTCGTCATCAATCCGCGCTACCAGAAAGCCAGCCTCGTTGACCGTGGGTTCTCGGCGTTTGCGCAAATGCGAGTCCACAACTGGTCAACGGTGCGCGACTTCATGGTTGAATACGGTGTGTGCAGTGAGGCCGACGTGCTGTCGTCGTCGAATCTCATCGAACAGAAAGAGGGCTTCCCGCTTAACACGCTCGAAGCGGCGCAAACATCGCCGACCTGCATTTGGAACGCCACAGAGGACCCGACGCAGCCAATGTCCAGTGAAAGCCTCGCCGCGCGGGTGTGCGATTTGCGCATGGACCTGGACTGCAAGGCCTGCGTTTCAGAGCCTTACTTTGCAATGGCAGACGCCAAGGACTTCTGCATAAAACGGTTTGACACGGACTCGCGGCTGCGGCAAACTTACTTACCGCAGGATTCCACCGTTTGGGTGCCCGAGGATGTTCACGAGTTCCCGAACGTAGTGCAAGCGGAATACGAGGAGTCAGGATACCCCACGCTGATACAGGGCGAAGTTTCCCAGCACGGCACGGCATCCGACAAGATCGTAAATCGGCTGTCAGTCAACTACGACGCCGAAGCGCAATCCACCCCCGGAAGGCTTTACTGCCAGATAGGGGTGACGAACAGCGCCAAGTGCGTCCAGTGGCACAACTCGACCCCGCAAACGCTGGATTGCCTTGAGGGCAACGGCGGCAGGCCCAACGAACCCGCAGACTTCGCGTTCTATCGCGCCGGGGCGTGGGTGGCTTACAGACTGTTCGTGGCTACGGCGAGCGGAGAGACGGTCGAGTATGCGCCCAAGGGATGCGGGGTAACTTTTAACGAAACGACGATCAGGCTCAAGCCGAAGAATGAAACCTGGAGCAACCAATAGCATCATCCCGGTGCCCGCGCCCGACGAAGCTGTGGCGCAACAGGTGCCTGTGGAGGTCGGCGATTTGGGGTTGGACAAAGAAGGTCTGGAGCAGGCTGCGGCAGAGCTTGGCCTTGAGCGCGTGAAGGCTCCGCGAATGCTCGCAATCAAAAAGCTCGGAGAGGAGCAGCGCAAGGTTGGGATTCTGAACATTGGGCGCTACTACATGGTGCGCGGCGCGGAGTTCGCGGAACGCGGGGCACTCGTGTGTGAGGAAATTTTACAATGCTCCGATGACCCGGAGCTGAAGGCCCAAGTCGTGGCCACGCAGGCGAGCTTCTCGAAGCAGTTAATGGACATAGGAGAAAAATTTGCCCGAACCGCTGAGTTGATTGAGAACGATGGTTCTCAGGACCGGCATCGGACAAAACCGTTTGGCGCAGGCCGGTGGGCGGGTCCGCCGGTCGCGATTGAGCAAGCGGTTGTCACCATAAACCAGGAAAAGAAATGAAGTACATCACATCACTCGCAGTGCTGGCAACCGCTGCGCTAATGGTTGCTAACGCCAACGCCTCAGACAGCTACTCTCCGACGAGTGTGGCCGGTGAATCCGTGAGGTTCAACCGCAGCAATGGGGTGCAGGTCAATCCCGCCTCGGCGGTTCGCATCCTGGGTTACAACGGCACGAACACATCGTCTCTGTCGATCACCGGAACGAACTTCGTTGCGAAGCCACTCGGCCCCGGCGTGCTGCAATACATCACTGCCGTTGCCGACATTAACTTCGTGACGAACAACCCCAGCGGCGCGATCGGGACGGCGTGGCAGGCGAGAATCCTGCTCGACGCCAATGGCACCAACCGCACCGTCACAATTCCGGCGACGTGGATCACGAATGCCGCATGTCCGGTGTACGCCACGCTGACCAACGGCACCTACCAGATCATCGAACTCGACGGCATTGGTACCGACGTGTTCGTTCGCTCCGTTGGCATCTACCGGCGCTGACGCCAACTAAAGCTGTCCGCATCGGTCACGCGGGCGGTCAGAGAACTCGAAACCCACTGAAGTGTTTATGACGTATAGCAAATGGACTACGCTGGCGGCTTTGGCATTACTGCCATTTGCCGCATCGGTCAATGCGGCGCCCACGGCGCAAGTTACGGCGAATACCAATGGCGTGATTGTCTGGCCGCCCGGCCTGTTCTCAGCAAACTCCAACGAGCTGAACAGAAGTGTCAACTTCGCGACAACCTCCAACGCGCTCTACAACCTGATTATCAGCGTTGGCGGGCCGTCCAACGGCATCAGTCAGGCCGCAGCCGACGCGAGGTATCTTGCCCGCACCGCGGATAACGGAGGTTCTCTGACGAACCTTCAAGGGTCAAACATCATCGGCACAGTCTCGGCGGCAACGAATGCCACCTACGCCACATACGCCACGAACGCGCAATCCGCGACTGTGGCTGCGATCGCAACGATTGCACAGAATATCACCCCTGGCGCGACGCTGAACGGTGCCAATGCCAACGCGC